TTTCGGTGGATTGAACACATTGGTACTCAAATGGTGAAAGAAATCGTGATTTCTGTTGGAGGAATGACGCTTCAGAAATTTACTGGAAATAATTTGATGGCGATCATGGAACGCGACCTTGATGCATCAAAGCGCGAATTGTATAATCAGATGACTGGCCATGTACCCGAATTGTATAATCCTGGATGTTCTGGTGCGCGTCTTAACCAGTATCCAAATGCATATCGAACCAATAATGCAGCTGGAGCGGAGCCCTCGATTCGTGGTCGAAAGATATATATTCCGATCAACTCGTGGTTCACCCTTTCTTCGAAAATGGCATTCCCGCTTGTTTGTCTCCAGTACAATCAACTTCAGATTGACGTCACATTACGTCCAGTGAAAGAGTTATTCACCATTCGTGATGTTACGGACCCTGTCAATTTTTGGCCAGTGATTCAGCCAGATTTTACGAATCCACAACATCAAATGTGGCGATTCTTGTACCCACCACCGAGTATTGATTTATCTCAGAATTTGTATCCCAGTCTTCGCACAGACTGGAATGCAGATGTTCATCTTATGGCGACATATTGCTTTCTCTCGGATGATGAATCCAAAGTCTTCGCCGCGAACCAACAGAAGTACTTGATTAAGTCATATTACGATTGGACATTTCATGATGTTACAGGAAGTAAAAAGATCAAAATCGAGAATTCGATGGGAATGGTCTCTTCATGGACAATGTTCTTTCAACGGAGCGACGTGAATCTGCGTAATGAATGGAGCAATTATACAAACTGGCCATATAACTATCTACCGTATGATATCATTCCAGCACCGACGGACGATGATTGGCGATGTAATGACACGTTTAGTGAAAATGTGGCTGCCGTAAGTGATCTTCAAACGGACGCATGGAGAGGACGCACTGATTTCGGTCTTGATCGTTATTACCTTGACAAGAATGGCCCGAAGAATGGAATTGGACCGGGTATCAATCCACGCGATAAACGTCTTACTGGGCTTCATATTACAGGCGATTTTCAGTCAGAGAATGAACGCGACATTTTGCAACAACTTGGGATATCTCTTAATGGAAAGTATCGAGAGAATCTCTTGGATGCAGGGATTTATAACTACGTGGAGAAATATACACGTACACGTGGGAGTGCAAAACCTGGCATTTACTGTTATAATTTCTGCCTGAACTCGGATCCGTTTGATCTTCAACCAAGCGGGGCAATCAATATGAGCAAGTTTAACCAAATCGAGTTAGAATTGTCAACCATTTATCCACCGTTGGATACTGCCGCCGAAGTCAAAGTTATTTGCAATCCAAACACTCGAGAGATTATTGGTATAAATAAACCGAATGTAAACATTTATCTCTATAGTTATGATTTTCATATTCTCGAAGAACGTTATAATATACTTACATTCACATCGGGTAACTGTGGGTTAATGTATGCGCGCTAATAGGCGCCGATAATATTCTCTCGTATATATAACTTCCATACTTACATCAATGGACTTTGCCGAAGAAGAAGAAGAAAAAGATAATCTCGATGAAACAGATGCTGGTGGCGGCGATGATGGTGGTGATGACGCAGAAGATGGCGGCACTTTTAGCAAAGTAGACGAGGAAGAGGACGAAGGCGGTGATGAAGGTGGCGACGAAGGCGGTGATGAAGGTGGCGACGAAGGCGGTGATGAAGAAAAAGAGAAAAAAAAAGAACAGGAAAAACCAAGAGAAAAGGCCAAACCAAAATCGCTTTTTGATCTTGCAGCACTCAAAGAGTTCGGATTAAGTATTCTTGCCCTTTTTATTGAAACACTCATCATTTCTATCGTCTCTGTAAATATTCTTTTTTACTGTAATCCTGAAAGTATAAGAAACAACAGCCTCTATCTCGAAAAATTATTCCCAACAGAACGTGATAAATGGCCATATTGTTATACAAATGAATACACTTCTTGTGATGCGGATTGTGATGATAAGTTTGGCGGGATTGCCGACAACCCCAAACTAGAAACCCCCGAGAAATTGTATTTGAAAGCAGCAATTCTACTTGACACATATGTATTCAAATGGTTCTGTCTAACAAAAGAAGAGGTTGATATGGTGAAAGAAAGCGTCGACGAAGGTATTACCAAGGTAAATCTTTTGAATTGGGAATTCATCAAGGCGCGTTTCAAGCAATGGATCAATAATGCTTACATATTTTCATTTTCATCTGACCGTGCAATGTTACTAGCATTATTTGGATATATCACCAAGCTTTATCAAAATATACCAAAAGAGTTATACAAAGTTGTTTCTCCATTGATCTTTATTCTAATGCCGTTTGTTCTTATTCTACTGGGCGGATTTATGTTAATGGGTGGTCCATTCTTCACAACTGTAATTGGTATGATTTTGAATCCTACCGACAATCGTAAAGAATTTATTGGTGGATCATTATGGTCGTTATTTACTGCATTTGGATTTGGTATTTTCCCAGTGATTTCATTTTTCGTTCAACTGTTCCAGTTCCTCGGTACATTCTTCATCTATCCATTGTTTCACTGGGACGAATACCGCGAACTGTATGCAAAGCACGTTCCGATTATATTCTTCTTCTTTAACTTGACGCTGATGTTTTATGCATTTGAGTATCTCGATTTGAACGTCGCAGCAATTGTGATTTTGATGTTGCTGATTTTGTATTTATCTCATTATTGGCAAGGTATTATGGACTTCGTGAATACACTTAAAAACTGGAGTGGATAATTTCATGCCAACGGTGAAAGAACATAAACAATTTATCGTATAAAGTAATATATTGTTTTATACGACAAGGTATTCGTATTCGTATTAAATAATGGGTAAGAACAAGAAATCTGGTGCTACAACTGCTACTCCCGTCGTCGGTATTCCTGAAAAATCAACGCCTGAATATTTCAAAGCATACCCTTTTGTTAGTGTATGCACTCCTACATTCAATCGTCGTCCATTTATAGACGCAATGATCACGTGTTTTAATAATCAAGATTATCCACAAGATCGAATGGAATGGATCATTATTGATGATGGAACCGATCCAATTGAAGACCTTGTTGCATCACACCCTCGCGTCAAATACTTCAAATATGATACAAAAATGGCGTTAGGAAAGAAGAGAAATTTACTACACGAAAAGTCGCGCGGCGAGATCCTTGTCTATATGGATGATGATGATTATTATCCGCCCCAACGTGTATCTCATGCAGTTCATATGCTGACAACACATCCCGACGCATTATGCGCAGGTTCAAGTGAAATATATATTTATTTCAAACACATTGGACAAATGAAAAAGTTTGGACCTTATGGCCCGAATCATGCCACAGCGGGAACATTTGCATTTAAGCGGAAACTCCTTAAACAACATCGATACAATGATGAAGCGTGTCTTGCGGAAGAACGCGCATTTTTGAAGGATTACACCGTTCCATTTGTCCAGCTGGATCCTATGAAGGTGATATTGGTCTTCTCACACGAGCACAATACATTTGATAAGCGTAAATTATTAGTGAACGCGAACCCTGATGTCGTGCGTGATTCACCGAAAAAGGTAATGGATTTCATCAAGGATCACGCCCTTCGTCGGTTTTATATGGTGGAACTAGAAAAACTTCTTGAAAATTATGCACCAGGACGACCTGAAATGAAGCCAGACGTGATTGCACAAACACTTCAACTCGAGAAGGAACGTGCTAAAATGGTGGAAGATGCGGCGGCGGCTGCTGCGGCTGGAGGTGGAAGCGGAAGCGGTGGCGGTGGGCAAATCATTTTACAGCAACCAGGACAACAACCCGTCGCATTGAATAACCAACAAGTCGTTCAAATTATTCAACAATTACAGAAGGATGTTGATGAACGAAATAAAGAAGTGTCTGAGCTGAAAGAAGAGTATCGTGCACTGAAAGCAAAATATGATCTGTTACTACAAACCACTAATACCGCCAATACCACCAATACCACCAACACTACGAATTCGAATATGACTGTTGATGGAAATGAGATAATATATATGTAATACGGGTGAGTGGAGGGGATGAGGGTACCAATACAATAATATATCGTTGTTCGTAACGAGATATTATTGATGTATTTTATGCCTTCACAAGTTCAACCGACTTAATAAGCATAACAAGAAAACTGTTCTTTGATTCGTGAATGATAAACTCGCGAGTCTTATTGTATTCCTGGAATTTCTCAGTAAGAATGTTTTCAATCTCACTCACGGGAAGGTCATCGTCCTTTGTTTTATATTGAGTACGACCACCGTCACGTTCATTATCACTACGGTCATCATCGTCATCACGGTCACGGTCACGGTGACGATCGCGTCCTTTTCCGTTTTTAGACTTCGAAGACTTACTTGCCGAAGCAACGGGCTTTTCTGGTTCAATATACTCCCATTCACCAACTGCCTCTAGCGTTTGGTTGTTTGTCGTGAATACAATTGAATCAGAGTTGAATACCAATGCAGAACCTGGAGCGTGATCATACTTATCAAGCTCGATTTCAGTTATAAGGTCAAACTCATCCAAAAATTGGTTTTTACGGATATAGCTGCGGATATAGCTGATAATCTCAGGTGTCAGTTTTACAGTGTAAGTCTTATCACCGTCACTGTCACTCCCACTGCCACTGCCACTGTCGCTTTCGCTACCGCTCCCGCTGCCACTGTCGCTTTCGCTTCCACTCCCACTGCAGCTGGCGCTGTCTTCGCTTTCATGGTGACCACGGCGTTTGTGATTCTTAATTTTACTACCACCACCACCAGTGGACGCTGGGTTCGAATTTATAGAAATACATTCAACCTCGGTATTCAAAAGCAAACGGTATTTGGAATCAAGTGAAATCGACGCGCCCATTGTATAAAAATATGTTTCTAAATAATCCTTATATCTTTTTGGGTTTATTCAAACGCGCTATGAACATATGATTATAGGGTATCTATCGTATCTATTTCATTTTCACACCCATTGCTAGAGCTAATCGGATCCATTTTTTCCATGTATTTATCTAAATATCTGTAAATACGGTTTACATCCAGTTTGGTAATTTCATACATCTCTAGTATTTTAGGTATTTCATCCTCCGTATACTGTTTTTTGAGTGTCAAGAAAAAGGAGAACAGGTCTTTCTGATCCATGGATAGTTGCATACATAAATTCTGTATAAATAACTGGTTATTATATTCCGTGCTATACTTGGTAAGCACCTTGGTAAATCGTACTTCTGTCGGATGAAACCGCGCCTTCTTTGGAAATGTCTTATGAT